ATAAATGTATGAACTTTTTTACGAACTATTTATTTAAGAACCAATTTCTAATGTTTTTCTAAATTGGTCTCCTTCAATAGTAGAAATATTCCAAGGGCAATTTGTATTCATTCTTGGATTTGGAGGTTCTGATCTTAATTGTAAATTGGGGTTTCTTAAACTTGAACCTTGTGTATTAATTCCGGTTAATTGTGTGGGATTTAATAAATTTACATTTCTTAAATCAGCATTTCCTACAGGATTTAAATTTGCCCATGAATTATTCATATCACTTGGTAATAAATCGGCAGGGTTAGATGATGCTTTATTTATTACTAAATTATTATTAGACGAAATAGTATCTACATTATTCATAACATTTTGTTGTTCATTGTATAATGGGTTGGAGACTTGGTTTGGAACAACATCTGAAAATCCTAAATTTAATGGTCCAGGTGTCATTGGTGATTGATGTATATTTTTTCCTTCAGAATATTTAAAAAAAGCTAAACCAGCAAAAATTAAAGCAATAATTCCTATAACGTACTCCGGTTTAACTCCTTTTGTAAACTTCTTCATAGCTGTCATTTTATATAAAATAAACAATAAAAAATTTTCAATAATATTTAATTAATTAAATATTAATATTATTTACACTAAAATATTATTAATATTATTTACACTAAAATATTGTTTACACTAAAATATTAATTAAGATTTAATAACTCATTTTCTTCATCACTAGATGAATCATCCAGTAATGTATTTAAATTATATTTCAATTTAATATTTTTGGCTTCTAAAAATGCTTCAATAGCATTTTTTCTTATTTCTTTTGCTTTTTGCTTTGCTTTTTTATATATTTCTAAATATATTGTTTCATGTGTTTTTAATTCAATAGGTTCTGTATTTTCAGCAATAGTGTCTAAATTATTTAATTCAATAGAACCATCATTATTACATTCAATTGTTTCTAAACTATTAATTAAATATTTAAAAGAATTAGTTTCATTGTTACTATTATTTTCATTATTGCTATCACTTAATTCTTGAATTTTATTTTCTATATTACAATCATCACTTTCATTTGAAACATTTATTGTTGAATTTTCAGATGATTCTAAATAATCTAAATTATTAGTTTTTGAACTATATTTTTCTAAATTTGCTTCTTTTGCTTCTTCAACTTCTTCAATTTCTTTCACTTCTTTTGTTTCTTTTAATAAATTGGGCTCTTGTTTATTTAATTTAATTAGTATTTGATTTTCAAAACTATCACATGGATATAAAACCATAAATTGTACTAAAACAATATCAATAATAAAAGTAGATTTTGAAAATTTTATGCCATTTATGTTTATTAATGGTATTAACTCATTGTTAACATCATAATCAACTAAATTTATTTTTTTTTCGTCTTCATCATAAATAATAAGTTTATCTTGTTTTATATTAGTTTTAATTAGAAACTTTTTCCCTCCTTTATATGACCTCATAATAGGTGTTATATATTCTTCAATATCTTCGTTTTTTATATTATCTGAGTCATAAAACCATAATGTTTTATTTTTGTATATTTCTTGAACACAAAATTCTTCTAAATTTTCAAAAAATTCAGCAACCAATTTCTCATTGCTATTAAATTCTAGTTCACAAAAGCATTTATTATTTGAATTAATAATTCCATGTTTTGTTTTACATTTAGGAAGTTTAATATAAAAATTTTTATTACTATTATTATATATTTTGCTAAAATAATTATTGGCGTTTATTAAAGAAGGATTTTCTACTTTTAAATTATTAAAATTAAAGTTTTCTGTAATATCATAAATTAGAGTATTCATGTATTAATTTATATTAAGCGTTAGAAAAATGAATTAATATTTCCACGCATATTTTAATATAAAATATTAAAATAAATAATAATTAATTATGGCATCTAAAAATACATTAGCCGATTATTGTATTAATTTTCTTAAAGCAGAGGAAACTAAAAAAGAATTACAAAATATATTAAACCCTATTTTAGAATATTTTTTGAGAGAAATACATATATATTTATGTTTTTTTTTATTTTTTATATTTACTAGTTTTATTTTACATTTAGGAGTATTAATTTTATTAATTCAATATAACAATAAATTAAAAAAACAATCATTTTCTAAATAATATTTCTTTTAGGATTAATTAAATATTTTTATATTTAATTATTTTTATTATTTGAATAAAAAAATTTTTATCTTTTTATAATATATAAAAATGTCACCAGATTTAACAGGAATATTAGCAATGGGCGGCCAGCAACAGCACTATCAACAGAATCCTCCACCTATGGGTGGTGGTCGCAGAAGAAGAAGAGGTTCGCGTACAAGAAGAGGAAGAAAAGGAAAAGGCGGTTATTTAATGGATGTGGCGGTTGCTGCCGGTTTACTTGGTGCTACTCAATTAGGAAAAGCAAGATATGGCTACAATGGTCCAACAAGAAGAAAATCAAGAAGATCAAGAAGAGGTTCGAGATCTAGAAGCAGACGTTAAATATTTTTTATTTGAAAACTAATAAATGTTAACTAAATTATATAAATTATAATTTTTTTTTTCATATAAAAAATTATAATAAATAAATTTAATAAATAAATTTAATAAATAAATTTAATAAATAAATAAATTTAATTAAATACAAATTGCTTGGTTAAAATAATTATGAATATAGAAGAAAGCATTAAAAATTGGGTGGTCTTGGACAACCAGCATAAAAAATTAAATAGTCAAATTTCAAAATTAAGAGATGAAAAAAATGAATTAACACAAACTATTATTAATTATTATGATTTTAAAAATACTAAGTATCCAAATATAAATATTAGTGATGGTAAATTAAGTTTTATTCAACAAAAAATAGCAAATCCTTTAAGTGTTAAATTTTTAGAACAATGTTTTGAAGAATTTTTTGAAAATTATGATTCAAATTCAATAAAAGAAGAACTTATACAATTTATTAAATCAAAGAGGACACATAATATTAGTACAAATATTAGACGTATTTACAATTAATTTTTTATTTTTTTATTTTTTATTCTTTTTTTGTCTAGTGTTTTTCTTTCTAGTTTGTATTCTACTCTTTCTCTTTCTAGTTTGTATTCTACTCTTTCTCTTTCTTATTTGTTTCCCTTTTCCTTCTTTAAATGCAATGTAATTAAAATGAACATCATCTTGCTTCTTAGTTTTAGTCATAGTCATAGTCTTAGTCTTAATAACATTTATTCGGTCTTTTATATATTCTCTAGCTCTTGAGAACATATTTTTAACTTTGGGTAATATATAACTGTATTTTTTATAAGTTATAGTTTTATAATCAGGATTACTTGCAACATTCGACATATACGTATAAACAGGAATCTCAAATGTTATAGGTAAATGTGGAAATGGGTCACTTTCCGTTGGGTCTATATTCAATGCGGTTCTTAAATTTGTTCTAGTAATACTAGTGTAGCGGTATGTTCGATTAGTGAGTGATAAAAAACCACCCGGTGGAAGCAAATATTCAAATTCAGAATAATCAGACATAAGCATATCTGGAATCATTCCAGCATAATTAATTAGAGAAATACCTCGAGTGCTTTCAGGTATTTCTATACAAATTAAAGTATTATCTCCCATATTTGGTCTGTATGGGTCTGTTGAATTTGAAAAGGTGTTAATGGGAGGAGGAGTACACCAATAATCACTAAATCGTAATAATATAGATGTTGATGTAAATTGATTTAAATAAATATAAGGTACCAAATCACCTTCAGGGGTAAACAATGGTACTCCATTAAATAATTTTTGATAACATCTAAAAACACAGAATTTATCTGTAGATGGTGTGGTTTTTGTAAATGCATTCAATGTATTATAAATATATGTATTATCTCTATTATACCTATCGCCAGGGTCAGGGTTTTTTAATTTATCATATATTTCTATAATCTCACCGAAGTCTAAGTCTAAATCATCCTTGGTTAATTCATTCTTAGTTAATTTATTCTTAGCTATTGTTTTTCGCATACTATCATTCATACTACTATATTCTGAACCAAAATATTGTTTTACACCATTGTTTATATCATCTTCTATATTAAAATTTTGTAATATTTGGGTCAATTCGCCTACCCCTTTTGATGCAAAAAAACGAATAGCGTCTTCCATTTGTTCATCAACACTAATGCCATTTTTTTCCTGTAATTTAAGTTTATCTAAACTATCATAATAGCTTTTATTTGTTTCTCTTAAATAATCATCATATTTATCATATTTTTTATATAGTTTTAAATCTTCTATATTTACCATTTTAAATGGTGGTAATGACGGTAATGGTTGTAAAGCCATTTATATATATATTATTTGAATATATTGTTTGAATATATTATTTGAATATATTATTTGAATATATTATTTGAATATATTATTTGAATATATTATTTGAATATATTATTTGAATATATATATATATAAAATATATATATATAAAAGATTATAAAATGTTGAAATTTTTAGATGATTTAGATAAAAAAAATAAACAACTTAGTAATTTAGCATTATTACCCGGTTTTAATTTTGAAGATTCAAATAATTACTCAAAAAAAACAAATAAATATAATGACTCAATTTGTAATTTAGATAGCACTTCACATAAAAATGTAATATGTGATAAAACTTTCACGAAATTTTATGAAATAATTGATAATGTTGAGAGAAAACAAACAAAAAGAAGACGTACAAAAGATAAAAAATTAACACGAAGAAAATAAAAATTAATAAGAAAAATATAATGCTTATTCAACTTTAAACCAATTATTATTATTAAATGGACTTATTAATATATTACTAATTCTATCTTTCCAATATTTTACACGTTGTTCAAATAATAGTTCTTTAACTGTTTTTGGATATAAATCTTTATGTAAATATTCTTTTTCCAACTCACTTTGTTTTGGTTTCACTCCATAACAATTAGCACCTAATTTTGTATGAGGGTTTGGAACATAACCTCCATTTATTCCTGGTAATCCGCAGTCGTATTTATGACCTTCTTTATCTTGTAATTTTGTCCAATCACTCTGACTTGTAGGATAAAGTCCTAATTGGTCTTTTGTCCATCCATAACTACACCAACTTGCTCCCTTTTTGTGAGCTTCATTTACTTGATTATAACTAGCA